GGCGGCCGTCGCGCCACCCCCAGCACCGGCCCCGGCCCCGGCGCCGTCCACATCTGTGGAGCCAGCGCCGCCGCCCCCGCCACCTCCCACGCCTGAGGAAGAAGAGGAGGGCGGTGGCGGCAAGCAACCGGGCAAGAAGATGCGGATCGTGCCGTTCAAGCCGCCGAAGGCGCCGCTGGCCTCGGCGCTGAAGCAGCCCTTGAAGCAGTCGATGAAGACCAGGATCGTGGGCGGCGGCGGCGGGTTCCGCGTGCCGGGGAGGAAGGCGGCGTGAGTTACTCAGGCGGGTGGGGCTTCAGCAGCAACGGCGCCCCCAGCTTCGACTTCGGCAACATCGGGAGCCAGATCAGCCAGATCACCAACCCCGTCGGAGGGACGGTCGGGACGGAGACGCCCGAGTACGACTTCCCGATGGGGCTGGATCGGGTGCCGGATTCCGTCCGGTCGTACTTCATGCGGTCGGACAACGGGCCGACCGGGCTGAACGAGTTCCTCCAGAACGCCGACCCCAAGGTCATTGACGAGTTCCGGGCGGCCGTCAACGGGGGACTGATCCGCCCGAAGAACCAGGCGGCCGACAACATCATCAAGGGGTACGGCGGGCTGCGGGCGGGGGATCAGACGATCCTCGGCCCGATGATGAACGACATGCCCTCGGGCCTCTCGCCTGAGTACTGGCAGCAGGCCAACACCCTGATCGGCACGATGATCGACGCCCAGATGAAGGCGGCCAATGCGTCGGGCTACTTCGACGGGATGCCCACCATCCAGCGCGAGCAGATCATGGGGCAACTCGCGCAGGGGTGGAAGCAGCAGTTCACCAACGAGTTCCTCGCCAACGAGCAGAAGCGGGCGGCCCAGGCGCAGGAGGGCATGACCCAGCAGCAGATCAACAACCAGAACCTCCAGGCCATGGCCGGGATCATGGGCGGGACGGTTAACCCCCAGACCGGCCAGTTCCAGCAGACGGAGCAGGGGCGCCAGTTCGACACCTCCCAGAGCGGTTGGCTCAACGGGCAGCGCACCCTGGCGGGCGAGGCCCAGGACTGGAGCCAGCAGAAGGACGTGGCGACGGCCGCGTCCAACCCCCGGGACTACATCTACGCCCAGATGCTGGGTAACGCCCGGGGCGGGTTGGCCGGACAGCCCGCCACCAACCAGATGCAGATGCCCTACCAGGGTGGGCCGATGACCCCCACCGGGATGCCCAACGCCGGGGGCTGGGGCACCATGCAGTCGATGCAGTCCCCGGGCGTCTCGGGCGCCGGGACGATGGCCCAGAACGGCACCCCCGGCACTCCGGGGGCGGACGGCCAGGTGCAGCCCGCAGGCGCCGACCAGTGGGCGCAGATGTACCAGCAGGCGATGGCCGCCCAGAACCAGGCGCGGACGGCCATGATGGGGGCGCAGCAGGGGGCCGGTGGTACCGCGGCCTCGGCGCTCTCCCCCGGCCAGGGGTCAGCCGGGATGGTGCAGGGCTACCCCGGCTACCAGGGGCAGCCGGGACAGCAGGCGTTCCAGGCCCCCCAGGCCCAGCAGCCGCAGTACACCACCTCAGCCTTTACTCAGCAACTGCTCAAGAACCGCATGGTGCCCCAGTCGGGGGCGATCCAGGGGCAGGGGCAGTACATGACCGGGCAGCAGATGCAGCAGTCGCTGCCCAACCTGAACAAGATCAGGGCGCAAGACTACATGCGGGGCAATGCGTCGGAGCGGCAGGGCTTCGGCGCGGTCGCGTCCCAGGCCGGGTTCTCGGACGAGGACACCCTCTCCGGGATCAAGAGCAACCTGACCCAGTTCAAGGCCCCGACTGCGGGTCGGATGATTTGATCGTCATCCAGACGATCCAGCGCATACGGAGGAACACGATGCCCCCAGCACCGAAGCCGCCCCCGAAGAAGGACGAGAAGAACCTGCCCCCGTGGCTGAAGAAGGGGCCGAAGAAGAAGTAGTCGATCCACATCTGTGGATTCCCTGACAAGCGTGACGTAGAGTTACAGCGAAGCCGTCCGGGACGCCAACCGGAGCGACCGTTACCCCTGACCGACGCCGTGGGCACACGACCGAGGCAGGCTCCGCGGGCGCGAAGCTGACCCCCGAGCGAGGACGCGAAGGACGAGCGATGGAAGTCGATACCCCGGAGCGGGTCAATCCGACGCCTGACTTTTCCGAAGAGGAAGAGCAGACCCAGGAGAAGCCCCAGCCGCCAGACCAGCCCACACCGGACGAGGCGCCAGAAGACGAGGAGGACAAGGGGCCAGACCTCAACGCCCTCCTTGATAAGGCCGACCCAGAGGAACTGCGCAAGCACAAGCGGATCGCGGGCATCGCGGGGGAGTTGGCGAAGAAGATCGCCACCCGGGAGGCCACGCGGCTGGCCGAGGTGCGGGCGCAGGAACTGCTCGCAGAGCGCGAGAAGCTGGCGAAGGCCGAGGCCGACCGGCAGGCCCTGATCGAGGCGGCACGGAAAGGTGAGTTCTACGCCCTTGGGGAACAGGTCTCCAAGAATCTGCTGGTCGAGGATCAGCAGCGGTTCATCGGGCAGTACCAGACGCAGGCGAAGAACGAGGCGTTCAGCGGGGTGCAGAGCGTCGTTGACCGGATCGCGGAGGGGTTCGACCCCGCCGTGATTTCGGCGGCGGCCGAGGAGGTCGGAGAGTTTGACTCCGGTACCTCCTGGGAGCAGGGCTTTGAGAAGTGGCTGCCCGCCCTGATCAAGGCCCAGGCCAGGCACCTGGCCGCGAACCCGGAGACCCGCAAACAAGTCGAGCGGGAGGTCACCCCTGCGGTGCGCTCCCGCGCCCTAGCCGAGTTGAATGGAGCCGAACCCGTGGCCGACAGCGGAGGCGGACGCCCCCAGAAGCAGAAGACGCTCACCGACGACGACATCGCCCGTATGGAACCGGAAGAGTGGGTCACGGTCTACGACGTGGAGAAGGGCAAGTTCAAGCCCGGGTATGTCTACAAGCCCACCCGGGCCATCGACCCCCGCAGTCTCCAGGTCTCGGGCCGTGGCTTCTAGCTTGGAGGTAGGGCAGTGGCCGTTGGCGTAACCGAGTTCATCGACAAGGCGATTGCCGATCCGGTGTTCTCCCCGGACATCTGGTCGAAGAACGTCCTGGTCAAGCAGGAGGCGAACCTGGTGTTCGCCAAGCTGGTCAACCGGGAGTACGAGCGGGACGCGAAGGTGGGGAAGCAGGTGCTGATCAGCACCATCTCCGACCTGTCCGTCCGGGACAAGGTGATCAACACGGCGATCACCTACGAGACCGTGGCCGAAACGCAGATTCCCATCCCGTTGAATGTGTGGGACTACGCGGCCATCGGTATCGAGGACATCGTGAACGTCCAGTCCCACATCAACCTGCGCTCCGAGTACGAGCGCAAGATCGCCTACGCGCTGTCCAAGAGCGTGGACAGCAAGCTGGCGACCGGGGTGGCGGGCTGGAGCAAGTCGGTCGGGACGCTGGGCACCCCGTTCACCGACCAGGACTTGCGCGATGCCGTCCAGTACCTGGACGACAACAACGTCTCCGAGGACGGGCGCGTGCTGGTCATCAGCCCGGCCGAGAAGAACGACAAGCTGGGCCTGGAGAAGTGGACTTCGATCCTCTACCGGGGCGACGACAAGCGCAACGGCGGGGGCACCCAGGTCAACAACGGCCGCATCGGGGACGACATCTACGGCGCCTCGCCGTACATGACGACCAACCTGACCAAGCCCGCCGCCGGGCAGGCGAACAACGCCCTCTTCCACAAGGACGCCTACGCCCTGGTCATGCAGCGCTCCCCGAAGATGCACCTCTTCTATGACATCGACTTCTTCACCTGGAAGGTCGCGTCGGAGGAGATTCTGGGCCACGCCGAACTGCGCGACGACCACGGCGTGTGGATCAAGGGCAAGGGGTAAGTCATGCCGCGGCTGAGTACGACGGCGAACGGGGCGGTGAAGACGACGGGGCGGCCGACCGCCCACCGCCGCCCCACCTCCCCCACGCCTGCACCGCTTCCTCCGACGCCGCCCTCCACAGATGTGGAGGACACCGACTTCGAGGAGGAGTCGCTGGACACGGTGGAGACGCTGGACGAGGCGCCCATGGCGGCTGGCCCGGTCGGGGGTCTGCCGCACACCGTGGAGGCGTTCGGCCCGAACGGGGAACTCCTGACGATGGAGTTGGGCGAGGACGGCGTGTACCGCACGGTGCAGTCGAACGTCCCGCCGCCGCCCATCTCGGCCGAGGTGGATCACCCGCTGCTGACCACGCTGCGCTCCCGGACGAACCAGCCCAAGACGCAGGCCAAGCGGCTCCCCGCCTACAACAACCCGTACCTCTGGTACATGAAGCGGGACGGGGAAATCGTGCATCTCCAGGGTGACCCGGGGAACCGGGCCTACTACGAGGAGAAGGGCTACGTCGTCCTGCGCGAGGAGGAGGTCACGGCCTACCTCAAGGACAGGACGCGCCAGGTGCCGGACGGGCGGGGCGGCTTCCGCAAGGAAATCGTCCAGCCCGCCGTCCGTCGCCTCGTCCTGGTCGAGCAGCGGAAGCGGGCCGAGTTGATCACCACCATCCGCAACATCGCCATGAAGAACCCGGCGGTGGAGTTGGCGGGTGACCTGTCGATCACGCCGACCGAGGAGTTGGAGGGACTGCTCAAGCAGTTGAAGAGCAACCAGTCCATCAACTTCACCCTGCTCCAGGCCCGGCAGCGCTCGCGGGTGGACGACTACGACGACGCGGAACTGACCGAGGGCGTCGAGTTGCACTCCGGGTTGGAGTTGGAGCGGAAGCTGTCCGCCTTCAACGAGGCGCGGTCGCAGAACCAGTTGATCCCGAGCAACCGGATGAACCCGGCGCTGCCGGAGTAAGGACGCGAGATGGCTGAGCAGTGGGGCAAGTACACCCGCGCTGGCGCCGAAGGGCAGCCAGAGGACGAGGTGGTGCTTCAGGCCGACACCCAGAACCGGAAGCGCTACGAGTTGAAGGGCTTCACCTTCAAGGAGTACGTCGCCAACCCGTTCGCCTCCAACCGGGTCGGTTTGCAGAACCAGGACAACCTGGCGATCAACGTCATCCAGGGGCGCAAGACCGACGAGGTGCCCGAGATTGACGAGTCGCAGGTGGTCAAGGAGGCGATGGAAGTCGCCCTCCGCAAGATGACCGGCACCTGGACGGACGCCGAGCAGATCGCCGCCTACAAGGCGCATCGGGAAGGGCACCTCCTCCCGGAGGAGTCCGACGAGATGCTGACCGGCGACCCGACCGCGGGCTACGAGGCCATCGCGCCCAAGCTGACTTCCGGCGAGTTGCTCACCCCGCTCCAGGAGGCGCAGCAGCCCTACGTGGCCGCTGGCCCCTCCCCGGCCGCGGCCGTGGGCGTGACGGACGGGACGGGCAGCGGGACGGACGGCGCCAGCACGGGGCAGGACGGCACGGGCAGCACGGCCCAGACCCCCTCGACCAGCGCCTAACGCCATGAGCGACGACCTCAACCCGTCCGTCTGGAAGGACATCAACGAGGCGGTCGGGGACGCGCTCGGCGTGACCCCGCCCGACCCGGCTCAGGATCGTGCGCCCGAGGGGGCCTCGCCGCACGGCACCTCACCGGCTCAGATGGTGCCGCTGACGGACGGCGAGGTCACCGCCCAGGAGAAACTCGAAGGCAACGGGGTGCGGTTCCAGAACGTCAGCCAGGAGATGGCCGACGCCCTGGAGGAGCCGCCCCCCGTCCCGGACACCTACCGCGTCGGCCCGACCAACCCGCTGCCCCCGGTGCCGGGCATGACCTACGCCTCGGCGGTGGAGGCGCGGGAGGTCTTCCTGGAGGAGCAGCAGAAGCGGATCGCTGCCGAGTTGGCACGGGAAAACGCCAAGCGGCTGCGGCAGGCCATGCCCGTCTTCCACGACGACGGCTCCCTCCTGGGGGAGTTCGCCCCCATGCAGGGGGACGCCATCACGCCCGATACGGTGGACGGGCTGTGGTGGCTGGGCCTCCCGGAGAAGCGGGCCATCTGGGAGTTGGGCATCGACGCCAAGGACTACCCCCGCGTCCACCGGGACGTGAGCATCGCCGCCGCCGTGATCATCAACCGGCGGGCGCAGACCGGCCAGTACATCCCGCTGATCATCAAGCGCAAGCGGCGGCGCCTCAACTCGGGGCTGTTCGTCGGCGGGGCCTGGCACAAGATCAAGCGGGTCGATCCGAGCGACTTCCCGGGAATGAACGACACCCCGTAATCGTCCACAGATGTAGACGGAGGCGAGGATGCCCCGCTCCCTGTACCAGAACACCATCATGGTCAAGGGGCCAGCCGGGGCGATCCCGCTGGCCGGGGCCGCCGTCGCGTTCTTCGACGCGGAGACCGGCGCCCCCATCGCGTTCCCCCTCTACGCTGATGGCCTCAGCACCACTCCGTTGGCGCTGCCCTACCTGACGGGCGACCTGGGCGAGTTGGAGGTCTGGGCCGACCGACCCCACCGGGTGCAGATCACGGTCACGAAGAACGGCCTGACCCAGGCCCGTGAGACCGTCGATCTGGAGTACCCCCCGGACTACGGGGCCACCGACGAGGACATCACCAACGCCCTCACGGCGCACGAAGCGTCCGACGACCCCCACGACCAGTACCTGACCCAGCCCGAGGGTGACCTCCTCTACCTCCCGCTTAGCTACGTCCCGCCGGTCACCGACCTCTCCAACTACTACACCAAACCGGAGAGCGACGCCCGGTACCTGCCCATCGACTACGCGCCCCCGCCGGTCGATCTGTCCGGCTACCAGACGACCGCCGAGAAGGGGCAGCCGGGGGGCTACGCCCCGGTCGATCCCGGGGGCCTGATCCCCACGCAGTACCTGCCGCCCCTGGCGATCACGGACACGTTCGTCGCCGCCTCGCAGGCCGAGCAGTTGGCGCTGACGGCCCAGGTGGGCGACATCTGTATCCGCACCGACGAGCAGAAGACGTACATCCTGGCCGTCGAACCGGCGTCCGCCTTCGCCAACTGGACGGAGTTGGCCTCGGCGGGCGGGGTGCAGTCGGTGGACGGCCGGGTGGGCGTAGTCGATCTGTCCGACCGCTACGCCCCGTTCGTCCACAACCACGACCTCAGCTACCTGTCCCTGGCGGGCGGCGCCCTGACCGGCCCGCTGACCATCACCGGGAAGAACGTCGGCCTCTCCATTGATAGCGGCAACACCCTGGAGTGGCGGGCCAACGGCTTCTACTCCGCGGCCAGCGGCAGCGGGGGCGGGGCCGCGAACGCCTCGGTCGTGTCCCGCCAGGAGTTCGCCCCGGCGGCGGCGGCGACCACGGTCGTCCTGGCCTCGGCCCCCGTCGAGGTGCTGTCGGTCACCCGCAACGGCGTCGAGCAGTCCCAGGCGGCGGGCAACTACTCCTTGGCGGGCAGCACCCTCACCTTCACCGACGCCTTCGCGGCGGGCGAGCGGGTGGGGGTGGTCTACGAGGCGGGCTTCTCGGCCCAGGTGAACGCCACCCTCCTGGCCCGGGAGGAGTTCGCCCCCACCAGCGGCACCACGGTCACCCTCTCCCAGACCCCCACCTCGGTGCTGGAGGTCAGCCGCAACGGCGTGGCCCAGTCCCTGGCCGCCGGGGACTACTCGGTGGCGGGTGCGGTGGTCACCTTCACCGACGCCTTCCCCAACGAGAGTCCGCCCGACCGCGTGCTGGTCGTCTACTCGGTCGGCACCAGCGTTCCCACCGACACCTACACCAAGACCGAGAGTGACGCCCGCTACCTCCAGTCGGCCACCGCAGCCACTACGTACCTCCCGCTAACCGGGGGCACCCTCTCCGGGGCGCTGCGGGTCAACGCGAACGTGGGGGTGGGGGTGGCCCCGGGGGCGTGGTTGACGGACGTGAGCGTCCTCCAGGTGGGGCAGACGGCGGTGTTCCGGGGGCACGTCGCGTCCGCGAACTTGGGGATCACGAACAACCAGTTCGTGGACACCGCGGGCGTCAACAAGGCCATCGTCGCCGGGGCGGCGGGGGCGATGTCGATTGGCATCGACGGGACACTCACGTACTCGACCGCGCCCTCCGTCGCCGCCGGGGCTGCCCAGACCTACACCGTCCGCCTCACTGTTAATCAGGCCGGGGTCACCGCCATCGGCACCACGCCAGCGGCCTGGGGCGGCGCGTTCGTCCCGATGCAGATCGGGCAGGTCGGGGCCATCTGGGCCGACGCGACCGGCCCCAACGTCCGCTTCAACGCCAACACCTACTTCGACGGCGCAGCCAGCCGCGCCATCATCACCGGAGCGGGCGCGCAGTTCTCCATGGGCAGCGGGACTTTCTACTGGTACATCGCCCCGTCCGTCGCCGCGGGGGCCGCCCAAACCCACACCGAGCGGATGAGACTCGATACGAACGGCACCCTCCAGTTGGCCCCGATAGCGCCGCAACCGTCGATCAACCTCAACGCCAATCCGGGGATCGTGCAAACCAGCCCGGCGGGATCGCTCATCTTCCGCGCCAACGGTGGCTACAACATCTACGTCAACCCGACCGGGGGGCAGTTCATCCCCGAGGGGGACAACATAATCGTCAACGGCTACTCCGGGATGCGGTGGGCGGCGGTCTACGCCGTCAACGGCGCCATCCAGACCTGTCGCGCCGGGGAGAAGGACATCCTGGGGGTGATCGACCCGGGGTGGGCGCTGGACGCCGTGCTGAAGACGCCGATCAAGCGGTTCCACCCGAAGACGGGTGACGGCACCACCGACGCCACGCTCACCTTCGCCGGGATCGTGGACGACAGCGCCGACCCCCGGATGCAGATCGGGGCGGGATCGCAGACCAGCCCTAGTCACCAGGCGGCGATGGCGATGGCCGCCATCCAGGCCCTGGCCGCCGAGGTGGCGGCGCTGAAAGCGAGGCTCGCCTGATGTCCCGCCAGGTCTTGAAGGTGCCCGATGTCGCGGCCACCTTCCTCACCCAGAGCGAGGGGGACACCGCCTACGCCACGGCGGCGCACCTGCACACCGGCACCTACCTGCCGCTGGCGGGGGGCACGGTTACCGGGGTGGTGTTGTATCAAGGTGCCGCGGGGGGCGGGGGCTTCTCCACCCGCGCAACCGGAGACACCTTCCCCCGCTGGAACGTCAACAGCAGCGGAGCCGTGACCTGGGGGCCGGGCGGCGCCGCGGGAACGGACACCACCCTCCAGCGGACGGGCGCGGGGGCGCTGCGGGTGGACACCCACCTGGCGGTCGGGGCGTCACTCCCGGCGAGCCTCAGCGCCAACTACCCTCGTGTGCAGGCCGGGATCGGCGCGTTCTTCTCCGGCCATGCGTCACTGCCGCAAGCCAGCCTTTCCAGTAACAGCTACGTCACCACCGGAGATGTGAACCGCTCGATCACGAACGCCCCCGGCATCCAACTCTCGCTCGGGCAGGACGGCTACGTCCGCATCTACAACTGCCCGGCCGTGCCCCCCGGAACCGATCAGACGATGACCGCTCGTCTGTACCTCGGGCCGCTCGGTGAGTTCCAAGTCGTCCCAGACGCAGGGTCGGGCGGTATCAGGATGCAGCCCGCGTTTACCAACCAGTATTGGCTGAGTTGCGAGAAGACGGACGGACGAATGGTCTACAACACCGGGGCGAGCGGGTATCACCAGTTTGCGTTCGGGGCCTTTGCCGCGGGCGCCGTCAAGATGCAACTCGCCGCCACCGGCACCCTCACCATGACCACGGACGCGAACCAAGCGTCGCTGGTGTGCATCGAGGGCGGGACGAACTATCTGCAAATCCAACGCTGGCCGACCGACACGGTGAGCGGCCTGGTCAATGCGAACGCGGGTCATCTCGCCCTTCGGGCCGGAAGCCAGTACGTCGTGCCCTACAGCGACAACTTCTACAACATGGGCCACCCGAGCATCCGCTGGTCGGTGTTGTATGCCGTGACCGGGACGATCAACACCTCCTCGGTCAAGTACAAAGACCCCCTCGGTGACCTCGACCCGGCGGTGGCCCTGGCGGCCGTCCTCCGCACCCCCGCCCGGCGGTTCAAGTACAAGGGGACGGAGCGGGTGCAGTCCGGGTACTACCTGGAGGAGGCCGACCCCCTGTTCACCATCGGCCCCGACGAGGCCAGCCCGAGCAACGACACCGGCATCCTCCTGGGGGCCATCCAGGCGCTGTGCGCCAGATTGGGGATCACGCTGTGAGCCGCATGGTGCTGACGATCCCCGACGTGCCGCCCACTCTGCTCCAGACGGCGACGGCCGCGGCCACCTACCTGCCGCTGACCGGCGGCACGCTGACCGGCGACCTCATCGTGGACAAGTCCACGCCCGCTATCGGGGTGCGTGGTGGCGGGGGCGACACCTTCAACCGCGTCCAGATCAACCAGGCCGGGCTGTGGATGGGGAGCGGGTTCGCCACCTGGGATACCAACCTCGTCCGCGGGGGCGTGGGGTCGTTCAACTGCCAGGCGCATTTCAACCCCTACAACAACGCCACCCACGATCTTGGCTTGGTCAGCCAACGCTGGCGGAACACCCACCTTTCGGGGTCGATCCAGTGGGGGCCGGGCACCGCCGCCGCCGACACCACCCTCCAGCGGACGAGCGCGGGGGCGCTGCGGCTGGACAATCACCTGGGGGTGGCGGTCGCCCCGATGCCGTGGGGCGGGGCCATCCGCGCCCTCCAGGTCGCTGGCGGGGGCTCCGCGGCGGGGGACAGCGCCAGCCTGTCGAACTTCTACCTCGGGTGCAACACCTACCACGACGGCACGGCGTGGAAGCAGATCGCCGCCGGGGCCAACGCCTCCTCGGTCAGCCTGAACAACGGCGCCTTCGTGTACTCCAACGCGCCCGACACCGGAGGGTCGGGGAACACCCTCACCTTCACCCAGCGCGTCACCTTCTCGACGGGAGGGGCCGCGTTCTACATCCCCGTCTCCGTCCAGGGTACGGTCGGCGGGTTCGTGTTCTACGCCCGGGACAACGCCGCCATGCAGTGGCAGTGGTACTCCGACCAGTCCGGGGGGGCGCAGTTGTACAACGCCAGCCCGACCTTCAACGGCAACCGCCTCCAAATCCTGCCCAGCGGAACCCTGAACGCCGCGGTCGGCGCCACCGCCGGGGTGGACTCCATCACGATCCCCGGCAGCACCGTCATCGCCGCTGCGGGACAGATGCAGCTTGACGCCCGCAGCGGGGGGCACATCTACGTCAACCCGTACAGCGGCTATTTCTTAGCTATCTCCGATAACTCCAAAATCCTGGGCCACCCGTCCGTGCGCTGGCAGACCATCTACGTCATGTCCGCCCCGGTGGTCGGTTCGTCTGCCGATCTGAAAGAGGACATCAAGCCCCTCGATCCGGCGGCCTGCGTGGCCTCGGTGCTGGAAACCGATTGGGTCAAGTACACCTACAAAGCCCCCGTCTTTACCGCCCCGGAGCCGACCGCAGAGACGGCCTACGACGAACACGACAGCAACGAGGTCAAGGCCGAGAAGAAGGCGAAGCGGGATGCGGAGGAGGAGGCATCCCGCGCGGCCCACGCCAAGATGGTGGTGGAGACGGCCGTGGGGCGGCGCCAGAAGGGCTACGTGTTGAGCAGCCCCGACCACAAGGTAGGCGCCGAGTTCGGCCTGCCCGACCGAATGAACCGCAGCGACGGCGCCGACCTGGCGGTGGTCGCGTGTGCCCTGCAAAATGCGCTGACCCGAATCGCCCAACTGGAGGCCGCCCGATGAGCGAAACCGATGCCGAGACCACATCTGTGGACGGTCTCCGGGAACCGGAGAAGCTGGTCATCCCCGCCGAGGCGGTGGCCTACCTGCTGAACGTGGCCGTCCAGAACCAGGTCGGCAACGCCTGGTGGAACGGCTTCGTCACGGCGCACGGGGTGCCGTCCTGGGTCGCCAATGGGCAGTGGGCCTTCGAGGCGCGGGACGCCACGGTCGTCAAAGCGCAGCGTCAGGGTAGCCAGAACGGCGTGATCGGAAGGTAGGCCAATGCCGATCTTGCTCACCCCCACGTTCGCGCCCCCGGACACGGGGGTGGCGGTGGTCGGCTACCCCCTCGGACGGTACCGCAGGCGGATCGCCAAGGAGACCGGGAACTTCCTCGCCTCCACCGTGGAGAGCGGGGCGGTGTCGTTCCTGCGCGACAACAAGTACCCGGTCAAGTCCACCCTCGACCAGGGCGACCTCTTCTCGGGCAAGTGGCTCCTGCGCCCGCAGGCGCCGCAGCCCCAGGATCGGGTGCGCATCGTGGCCGAGTTGGGCTACGACCCCCAGACGGGGACGCTGCGGCCGGACAGTTCCTGGACGGACGCGCCCGCCTCGACCGAACCCTACGAACTCCACGGCGTGATCGAGCCGTGGGAGCAGATGAACGACCTGATCAACGAGGCGCTCAAGCGCTGCATGGTGATCGACCACCTGGTGCTGCCGGTCACCCCGGGGGAGAACTGGATCAACCTCACCCCCTACGCGCCGTGGCTGCTGGACGCCCGCTGGGTGCGGGGCGCCGCCGTCGTTGACCCCAACCAGGTGAACGACCCGGCGGACATCGACATGACCCAGCCCAACTTCCGGGGGTGGGTCGAGCCGCAGGGGCGCACCATCATGCTGCGCTGGCAGGGCTGGAACCGGTACACGTCGAGCAGCCCGAGCGGCGCCCCCGTGCTGGTGGTGCGGTGCATCAAGCGGGCCTACGACCACTGCCGCCTGAACGCGAGCGGGCTGTTCGGGGAGTTGTCTGGCCTGTACCAGGAGGAGCAAGAGGGGCCGGTGCCCGAGGACTGGGTGGCGGCCGGGGCGCTCGTCGCTTTCTGGGAGTCGTTCGGGGACGTGGTGGCGGCGGGCAACCGCGACGAGGCCGAGAGCAACCAGGCCAAGCAAGCGGAGACCTTCACCACCCTGTCGCAGCAGTACTTCTCCTTGCCGCCGATGTCCATGCTGAACCCCATCCGCTCCGGGTGGTGGGCGGGGAACTACTGACATGACCATGACCTACACCAGCATCCACGCGATGCACGTCCACAAGCGGGGCCGCGCCCGGCCCCGGCCGTGGCCGTTCCACGCCACGCTGGACAAGGTGGGTCTGATCCTGGGCAGCGAGACCAAGCGGGGGCAGCCGGGCATCGCCACCGAGAAGCCGGAAGACCAGAGCAACGTGGCACCGACCGACTTCGGGGAGAACGCCCAGAACCCCATGTTCGGCCGGACGGCGACCTGGCGCACCCTGCACCTGGGGATGGGCCTCTCCGTCGAGGACGAAGACCCCTCCCGCGCCGAGGGGCGCTACCGCTGGGCCATCAACGCCGACGCCTCGGTCGCCTCGCGGGTCGCCATGCAGGGGCCAGCGATCACGGTCATCACCCCGGCCAGCCCCGACGCCCACGGCATCCGCAAGTTCTTCGAACTCAAGGGGAACCTGTACTGGCTGAACGGTCAGTACCTCTACCGCATCGACAGCGACACGACGGCCACCCGGGTGGGGGATGTCGGCGCGAACCACCTGTCCACAGATGTGGTCGTCTTCGCCAGCAACGGGCTGGGCGGGGCGATCTACGCCTACATCGCGGTCATGGACTACGCGACCGTGCCCGCTTCGGTGCTGCCCCCGGGCACGCCCCCGGCCGACCCGGCGGATTACGTCGAAGAGGGCACGGCGCTGCCCCTCTACCGCTTCGACGGCACGACGCTGACCCAGCACGCCACGCTGACGGCCAGCCACCTGTGCGTCCTGGGGCGCAACTTCTACCGGGCCAACGGCCGCAACCAGATCAGTTCGGTGGACGTGGACACCGACCCGTGGGTGGACACCAACTGGCGGGCCGAGAACCAGTTCCTGATCGGGGACAAGACCAGCCCGATCACGGCCCTGATCGAGACGGCAGTCGGCACGCTGCTCATCGCCAAGACGGACGGCATCTACTCGATTGACGAGGCCGGGGAGTACATCCGCTACTTCCCCTTCCTCAAGTTCGGGCGCTCCAACGAGAACGGGCGCACCTGGGGCAGCTTCCTGAACGACCTCTACATCCGCTACGGCGAGAGCCTCTACCGCCTCACCCCGGACATGCAGATCGAGGAGGTGGGGCCGAACCGGTACGGCACGGTGGACGGCCCGGTCAAGGGGCGCACCACGGCCTTCGCCGGGCACGGCAACTTCCACGGGTACACCGGCCTGTGGAACCCCGACTTCGACACCGCCTTCCTGCTGAAGTACGGGGCGCACGCGCTGGACGAGCAGGGCCAACCCCAGCGGGTGGAGGCGTGGCACGGGGCGATCAGCGTCCCCTTCCCCAACGACCGGATCACCTCGCTCTTCGTCTCCGGGTGGGGCGCCCCGGCCAACCACAACCGGATGTACATCGGCTTCCGCTCGGGAAAGGTCGGGCACTTCACCCTGCCCTGCGTGCCGGACGCCGCCGCCTGCGACCAGTACCGCTTCTCCGTGGAGGAGGGGTGGGTGGTGTTCCCCAACTGGCACGCCGGGTTCCCCACCAGCGACAAGCCCCTGCGCTACGCCGCCGTGTCCGGCGACAACCTGGACGCGCTGAACTACGCCACCCTGGAGTACCGGCTCGACCCGGTGGCCGCCGACGCCCAGGTGGGCATGCCGTGGCTGGAACTGGCGGGCAACTTCGACACCCTGCCCAGCGAGCGGATCGAGTTCCCCGACCAGACCAAGGCCAAGGTGGTGGCGCTCAAGCTGGTGCTGCACTGCACCGACCCGCTGAGCAGCCCGCTGATCACCAGCGTGTCGCTGCGCTGGCGCCTGACCACGGACTTCCAGCAGGTCTACTCGATGATCGTGCTGGCCCAGGACGGGCTGGTCACGCGGGACGGGACGCCCCTGCGGCGGGGGGCGCAGCGCATCCGGCAGCACGTGCGGGGGATCGCCAGCGCCAACCAGATCGTGGAGTTGGTGCTGCCCGACGAGGAAATCAAGCTGGTCTCGATCATCGACTACAGCGAGACCATCGGCTGGTGGGAGCGGGCCGAGAAGTGGGTGGCGGCGCTCAAGGTCTCCTTCGCGGAGGACGCCAGCGGCGCCACCTACGGGACGTACGGTAGGCTGCGGGCGCTGAAGTACGGTGACCTGCGGGGCATGACTTACGGGGACTTGAGGACGCTGTAATGACACCGACCTACCCGGCACCGACCAAGGCCCTCTCGGTCAACTACACCGTGGACGGCACCAACTTCGCCATTGCCGACGAGGACGGCGACGGCCTCGAACCGGAGGACATCTGGCGCCTCGCCCGCGGGGTGGAGGATCACACCCACGACAGCGAGCGGGGCCTGCCGGTGCGGCGCATCGACGCCGTGTCCGCGCCCGCCGCTCCGGGCCACGTCCAGGTCGCCGGGGACAGCTTCCGCTGGTGGGGCGGCGCCACCTCCCAGGTGCTGGAGGCGGTGTCCAACGGCACCGACCAGACCATCGACGGGATCAAGCGCTTCGAAGACCCGATGCTGCTGCCCCGCCAGGTGACCGTCCCGCCCGCCCCGGGCACCGGCCTGGGCTACCTGTACCTCGGGCCGAACGACCGCCTCTACCTGCGCAGCGGCACCAACGCCCCGGCGCCGGTCGGCACCCCCGGGCTGATGGCCCCGCCCCTGGCCTGGCAGACGACGCAGGCGGTGGGCCAGCCCCTCGTCCAGCAGATCACCCTCGGGGGCGATCTGGTCTGGGTGCTGCTCTACCGCCCAGCGGGGAACGACCAGGCCACGCTCACCACCCAGGCCCCCTTCAACTACGGGGGCACACCCATCGCCTGCTACGTGACCTGGACGTGCGGCGCCGGGGTGGGCAAGGTGGACTGGACGCTGCTCGCCAAGGTGACCCCGCCGGACGCGGGCTTCACCGCGGCCTGGACGCAGGTGGCGCAACTCGCCTCCGACGCGCCCGACACGGTGGACTTCCGCCACAAGCGGGCCACGCTCCAGTGGACGACCGGCCTGCCCGCCGCGGGCGACGTGATCACCTTCGCCCTCAAGCGCAGCGACGTGAACGAGGCGGCGGCGGGGGCCAAGTTCGGCGCCCAGACCTTCCTCATCAATGCCGGTCTGGTGTTCGGGTGAGTTTCCCCGCCGGGCTGACGCCCTCCACAGGTGTGGACGGTGACCTCACGGTCTCGGTCGATACCGTCATCCACGGGGACAAGAACTACCGCACGCTACGGGTAGCGTCCGGCCGCCTCATGGCGGACACGGATAGTGTCGTCGCCGCCAACACGTTGGTCGTGGACGGGCCGGGAGCCATCGAGTTCGTGGCTGCTGGCGGGACGGTGGGCACCGAGGGTGGGAGTGGGGGTGCCCCGACCAACAAGAACGGGGGCGGCGGTGGCGGCGGGGGCGGCCACGGCACCAACGGCGCGGCCGGGGTGGGGGGCAGCG